GCAGGTGCTTGCCTTTGAGCAGCTGCACGCCCTGCTTGACCACCTCACTGTTGTGCCACTGGGTCACCAGGATGCCGCCGATGCGGATGGACTGGTTGGCGGAGCGGATGCTCCGGATCTGGGCGAGGAGATCCGCCATGCCGGAGATGGAGAAGCCGTCCATCAGCGTGGGGATGATTACTTCCTCGGCCGCCATCAGAGCGGCGCAGCTGGCCACGGTGAAGCCGGGAGGACAGTCGAAGATCATGTAGTCCGTGTCACCGTCCTCGATGGCGCAGTCGCGGATATCCCGCAGCGCACGCATCATGTGCTCCTTGGGACGGCCTCCGGCAGCGCCGGTGACCGCAGCCACGTCCAGAGAGTAGAGGGCGCTGTCACCGGGCAGGATCCGCAGGCCCTCCCGGATCTCCTGCAGGTTTTCGCTCCAGACAGTGTGGCCACCGTCAAAGAGGACGTCATAGACGGTGGGCTCGTCGGTGTAGGCGAAGTCCGGCAGGAAGAAGCGGGTCAGATTCCTCTGCCCGTCGCAGTCCACCAAGACCACGCGCTTGCCATGTTCGCGGACTAAAATGTCCGCCAGATTGATGCAGGTGACGGTCTTGCCGACACCGCCCTTGTTGTTCATCACTGCTATCGTTCTCATTTTCGTGCTCCTCACTTTTGCCTGTCATATTCACAAGGCTGCATATAGATGGTCTCCCGGAATTTCTCTCCGGTGAGCTTATTGGTAAATTCAACCACGTAGAAGCGACCCAGCGGATGGACGTAGATCACCACGCATGGCTGCGGCGCTTTGGCTTCCACGGGAATGCCTGCGATGGATTCGATTCTTGGTTTGCGGTGCAGGATATCACCCTTCTTGACCACTTGAGCCCTCCTTCCACGGATCGTCACCACTGTCAGAGATCTCCGTAATCTCGATTTGCTTGCCGACACGCTCCCAGCCGTAAACCCGATCCGGCTCAGAGCCGGGGCGGTAAAAGCGCCGGGACTTGATGTCAAATTTCAGTGCGATCCGCTTGCGGCCGCCAAACATTCGGTTTTTGAGGCAGCTGAGCACGGTGACCTCCTCCATCTGACCTCGGACTTCCTGCTTGTCCGTCTCCAGAGAGAACACGTTGTCCGCGCGGTTGGGGAGATCTCCGCTGCCGCCGATATCGTCCGCCGTCAGATGCTTGCGGCCGCTGTCGGCCTTGCGGGGATGGGCCACAAGATGGACGTGGACGCCGTGCTGCTTGGCAAACTGCACCAGCCTGCCGGCGAAGTTGGACTGCGCCCGGAAGTAGTCGCCCTCACGGGAGGAGCGCAGCCCGATGGTCATCACGTTGTCCACCAAAAAGACGCTGGCGCCGTAGCACCGGTTGGCGTTCTCAAAGGTAGAGAGGATGCTCTCCTCGCTGTGGCTGCTGGCGGTACCCACGTCGTAGAGGAAGAACCGCCTGTCCCACCACTCGTCGATGCGGCGCTGCACGCTGGTGGCAATGGTGGAGATCTTCCGTCCGGTCACCTTGTCATCGAACACACCCACATGAGACGGCCCGGCTGCCTGGATGGAGACCCACTGCTTGAACTGGTGCTTGTCCAGCTCGCCGCTGTAGGCGCAGACCACAGCGTTCTCCTCGATGGCTTCCAGCAGGATCTGACCCAGCAGGGTGCTCTTGCCCTTGCCGCGCTCGCCGGTCCACAGGGACAGCTGCCCGCCGTAGAATCCGCCGGTGAACTGGTCAAGCTCCGGGATGCCGGATCGGGTGCGCCGGAGATCCTCCAGACGCCTCGGCTCGATGTCCGCAATGTTGATCAGCCCGTATACGGGCAACTCTCTGGCGTTGAGCAGCAGCTCCTGCATCCGGCTGGCACCGTACTGGTCCCGGAACTCCCGCACCGTGTGGCAGCCGCGGAAGGCAGAGGGACCGGGAACGTAGATGCTCAGCTCGGGCAGCAGCTCCCGCAGCTTCCCGGAGATCTGTTCCTGAATCTCTTTTTGAGCCGCAGCCACAAATATGTAGGGGAAGGCCTTGAGGAATCGTTCGCACTTGCGAATATCCCTCCACTCGCTGTCCGATCCAAGGGCCACCGCGTTGATCTGGGCGGCGTACACTTCCTCAGCATCCCGGCAGAACCACAGGCCGGTGGGCTGCTTGGGGTCGATGAAGTCATGGTCAAAGAGCAGGTAGCTCTGCGCGGTGAGCAGCTCGTCAACAAACGACATCCCAATCCTCCTCTCCGCCCGCGCTCCCCTGAATGGTCTTCAGCTCGTCCTCCTTCAGCGGGTACACCGTGACCCAGTTGTGGGTGACGGCGTTCTCCAGCATCAGCAGCTTGGCTGCCCGGTTGCCCTTGGCAAGGCGATCCAGCTTGTTGAGGATTCCATGCAGCGCCTGCATCGTCTTCACCGGGTTGCGCAGTGCCGTCCGGTTGTCCAGAAGGTCCTCGATGGCCTTCTGCAGTTCGGTGTCGCCGTTGGCGTAAGTTTCCACTTCTGCCAAAAGATCTTCAGGGGATATAGGGGTTATATTATTATTTTTCTTTTTAATTGTGGGGTCCTCATTTTTGAGGACACGGTGTCCGCAATTTTGAGGATACGTGTCCTCATTTTTGAGGATACCTCCGGCATCCTCTTCCGGGTCGTTTTGGGCCAGTTCCAGACCGCAGAAAATCCGTCGCTGGACGATGTCTCCGGAAGTTCCGTTTCGCCGGATCATCTTCACCCGGATGTGTTTTTGCTCCACCAAGCTGGCGATCAGACGGGACACCGTAGCCTCGCTGCACCGGCAGATCGTCATGAAGTCCCGGTTGGATGCGTAGCAATATCCGTTGGCATGGCTGAGCCGATAGATCTCACCGTAGAGCAGCTTGGCCGTAGCCGGCAGCTGATCGTCATACAGCACTTTCGCGGGAATAAGGGCGAATTGCCCGCCCTGAGTCATATCCACGGCCATAGTTTCACTCCTTTGCCGTTGCAAATTTGCGCGAGGTGTGGTACACTGATTTCGGTTATTTGGTGTGTATCACACCGCCGCCCTGTGCAGTTGTTGCAGCAGCTGCATGGGGCTTTTCTTTTTCTCCGGCGCTGATGCCTTCCGCGTAGCGCACCTGATAGGCCGCACAGATCAGCTCGGTGAGATCTTCCAGGATCTCCTCGAACAGCGGCCGCTCCTTCTCATCGATCTGGCCGTCCTCTGCAATGCGCAGCAGCTGCCGATCCCGGTTCCGCTCGGCAAAGTCCAGCACGCGGTTGATGAGCATGATGGCCGCCGTGGGTAAGCTCTGCACGCCCGTGTTCTCCGGCAGTACGCCAAGGCCACCCTCAGTGCTTTGCAGGTGCAGCATAGCCAGCCACGCCGTGTCGTAGATCTCCGCCATCTTTGCCACAATGGGGTTGGGTGGGATCCTCTGGCCCTGCTCATAGGCCTTGATGCTCTCCACAGAAATGAACAGCTGCTCGGCCGCCTGTTCCTGGGTAAGACGGGTCGTTTTTCGGGCCTTTTGGTAAATCGTCGGGTATTCTCCCGGCATGGACATCTCCTCCTTGTCCTTGTATGATTGTTTCATCGGCGCAGGGCTACATACAGCCCAGCGTCCTTTTCCAACTCATAACGCAGGCAGGCATTATCAAAGGCTGCCTCGTCAAAATCAGCCGGCAGCGTCACCACTTCCACGTTGGCATAGGGGGACTCTGCGTATTCCTTCACCAGCCGGGACACATACATCCCGTATCGGATGGCCACCACGCACAGCGCCAGCACCGCCAGAAACAGCACTGCCACGAAGATGCGGTAGGCTATCTCCCGACGTCTGCGCCGCTGCTCTCTTGTTCGGTTCACTCTCTCACCTCCTCAGCATGCCGCATCGATGGGAAGGAACTGCAGATCGCCTCGGCAGTTCAGTCGCACATCATAGGCGTTGCCGCTGCGCAGGTGGATCCGCCAGTGGTCGCCGATCTGACGCAACTCCGACAGCTCGTTCCGGCCGAAGATGGTCCGCAGCTTCTCCTGGATCAGAATGCCGCTGCAGATCCGGCGCACGCCCTTGGCGTAGATCTCATCCAGCGTGGCCACGAAGTTCAGCTCCTCGGTGTCCAGCAGATCCCGCCACGCCTCGTCCTGCTCCTCGTTCCAGAGGGCCTCCAGTTCTCTTCTGCGATTATCGTCCATAGTTTTCTCCTTTCACTGCGCCGCAGGCCGCCCGGTCAGACACTCGATAAAGGGCAGCCGCGGGATTTTCATTCTCTTCCCCAGCACGATCACCGGGAATCCCAGCTGCTCGGGGTGCCGTCTCGCTTGGATGCGGATCACCTGTGCGTTGCAGTTGAGCACACTGGCCGCCTGCTCCGCAGAGATCGTCGCTGTGTCCAGCGCTCTCAGCTCGTCCAAAGTCATACTCATTCTCCTTTCTCAGCTTGCTGCGCCCCGACCGAACAGGGCGTCAATGGTACAATTCAGGGCATCGGCCAGAGCGGGCAGCAGCGCTGCCTGGGGCATGGCTTCGCCCCTCTCCCATTTGCCAACGGCTTGAGCAGTAACATTCAATGTTTGCGCCAGCGCTTTCGCTGTCAACCCTTGCTGCTCTCTTAAAAACCTTAGGTTGTTCACCATATCACCTCCAAATAAAACCTTAGGTTGTATTTATAGATATATACTACTTTTAGTTGTTTGTCAAGGTGGATTCTGTATTTTTTCTTGCAACGCACAACTCACGGTTGTATAGTGAGGAAAAAGGAGGTGGTTTCTATGATTGGAAATCAAATCCGCGCTTTTCGGAAAAACAAGGATTTGACGCAAAAGGATCTCTCCATCTTGCTGTATGTGTCCCAACAGGCCGTAGGAAAATGGGAGAGGGGTGAAGCAACTCCGAATCCAGATGCTATCCGCAAAATGGCGCAGATTTTCGAAGTAAGTGCAGATGAGCTCCTTGGTGGATCTGCTCCCCCTGCATCGACAAGCGGGGTTGTTATTCCCGTCCTCGGCGATGTGGCTGCCGGCATCCCCATTGATGCCATCCAGAATGTCATCGATTATGAGGAGATCGACGCGGCCATGGCGGCCACCGGTGAGTTCTTCGGCCTGCGCATCAAGGGAGCCAGCATGGAGCCCCGCATCCGGGAGGGTGACGTGGTTATCGTTCGCAAGCAGGAGGACGCCCAGACCGGCGACACCGCTGTGGTGCTGGTCAATGGTGACAGCGCCACCGTCAAGCGCATAAAAAAAGAGCCGGGCGGGATCTCACTGATCCCTAATAACCCGGCCTATGATACGCAGTATTACAGCAATGCGGAGATCCGCGACCTGCCGGTGCGCATCATCGGCAAGGTGGTGGAGCTGCGCGGCAAATTCTGATTGTGCCCAATTCGGGCACCGAGAGGAGAACGACATGAAGAAGCTGACAGCAATCCTCCTGGCCCTGCTGATGCTGGTGGCCTGCGTAGCCTGCAGCAGTGGGAGCGGTACAGACAATGCCACCGGTAAAGAAAACAGCAGTGCATCCAATAACCGGAACGACAGCGGTGAAGCCGATGCCGCAGCAGATGGCGCTGATGCCGAAACAGAGCCCGAGCCTGTTGTGATTTTTGATCCCATTGTTTACAGCGGCAGTGGAGATGACGTAATTGAGATCGCGCCGCCTGAAGATCTCTGGGTTTTCCACATTGTGGGCAACAGCGAAGAACGGCACTTTTCCGTGAAGGGATACGACGCCAATTCTGAGTCTACCGACCTCTTTGTTAATACGACCGAGGCCTATGACGGCTACACCTTCGATGACACCCAGTCCAGCACCTTGCTGGAGATCTCCGCTACGGGCGAATGGACCGTGGAAATCGTTTCGATTTATACCATGCCTGTCGTTACCAAAGATTCTGATTTGCCTGGCAGCGGTGATGCTGTTGTAATCATGGAAGATCCTGAGATTTTGTGGATGCTGGAGGCCTCTGGCAATAGTGACGGTCGCCACTTCTCCATTAAGGGCTATGATTCCTATATCCAAGGAACGGAGCTGTTTGTCAACACGACTGATCCTTACGAGGGCATGACAAGCGATCCTTCCCAAACTACCAAAATTCTGGTCGTCAGCGCTGTGGGCGAATGGTGCATCGGCATCGTCACTGGCGATGAGCTTCCCCGCTATGCAAAGGGCGACACAGTCACGGGAAGCGGTGACACCGCATTTCTTGTCGGTGAAGTCGGGCAGACTGCCGACATCTCCGGCAATAGCGCAGGTCGACACTTTGCAGTCAAAGCATACGGCGAGGATGGCGGAGACCTGCTTGTCAACACAACTGACCCGTACGAGGGAACTGTTATGCTCCATGTGACCCCGATCCTCATTGTCGTAACGGCTGAAGGAGATTGGACCATCACATTTAACTGATCGGTGCCCAAACAACGCAAAGAACCGCCCCGGTGCGGGGCGGTTCTCTTATAACCCAAATACTCGAACACTTGTTTTTCATTCCGCTAATTCATTTGTATTGTTCCGGAAAGGAGGGATCACCATGCCAAGCAAACGCGGCAACGGACAGGGCACCGCCATCAAGCGTGGAAAGACCTGGACGGCCATCTGGACCATCGGCCTTGCCGTGGAGGACGGGAAGCTGCGGCAGGTCCGCAAGAGCAAAGGCGGATTCCGCACCAAGACGGAAGCCCTCGCCTACGCTGCTAACCCCTCCCCCGATGCCGAGCCCGCTCCGGTGCGCTCTCTCCAGTATTACTGGGCCGTGTGGTCTGCCGGCGACATGGCAAAGATGAGTGAATCCAAGCAGACGGCCTTCCGCATCGCCCGGCGCAGGCTTGATGACATCGCCTTCCGGCCCATCGGAGATCTCACCATTAAGGATCTGCAGGAGACGGTTGATGCCAAGACAAGCACCCACTATCCCGCCAAGGACATGCGGACGCTTCTCTCCCATCTCTACAAGCGAGCGGTAGCAGAGGGGCAGGCCAGAACCAATCTGGCGGAGTTTGTGAGCATTCCTCCGTTGGAGGAGGAATCTCCCATCCCCTTCACCGAAAACGACCTGCACAGGCTCTGGGAGGCCTATGGCGCAGGTGATCATATGGTGGGATTCATCCTCCTGATGATCTACACCGGCATGATGCCCGGCGAGCTGCGCCGCCTCAAGGTAGACATGGTCGATCTGGAGCGGCGTGAAATCGTGGGGTGCGGTCTGAAGACCAAAAAGCGCAAGGGAACGCCCATCGTCTTCCCCGAGCTGCTGGCGCCCGTCGTGTTGGATCTCTGTCAGCGCACCACCAGCCGCAAGGGATATGTCCTCAACATGAACGAGGACAACTTCTATAAAAACTACCATGCAGCGCTGGAGCAGGCCGGCGTGCAGGATCTTCCGCCCTACTCCTGCCGGCACACCACAGCCACCGCGCTTGCCTTGGGAAACATCGCGCCCAGCGTGATCCAGGAAGTCATGCGTCACACAAAGTTTTCCACCACGCAGCGCTACATCCATCCGGACACGGCCGCAGCCAGAGCCGCAGTCAATACCATGGGTAAGGGCAAGGAAGGCTTGTAAACTACCGTGTGAACTACGCAGCAATTTCTTTGAAGATTTTCCACGCCAAAACAGCACATTTTCCCTTTGTTTTCCCTTATGCGTTTTTCTCTGAAATGTTCCGAAAAAGCAAAAAAGATACCCGGAAATCGCTCTTTTTAAAGCAATTTCCGGGTATCTTGGCGCAGAAGGAGGGATTTGAACCCTCGCGCGCTTTTTACACGCCTACTCCCTTAGCAGGGGAGCCCCTTCGGCCACTTGGGTACTTCTGCATGGTCGAAAATAATCACAATATAGCGGGCTTGAAAAGTTTGGCGGAGAGAGTGGGATTCGAACCCACGGATGCTTGCACATCGCCGGTTTTCAAGACCGGTTCCTTAAACCGCTCGGACATCTCTCCCAATCGGTTTCAGGCGCATAAAAAATGA